GCATGAGATTAGGCGATCACCCAAGAACAGTTATCACCACAACTCCTAGACCTGTATCCCTTATTAGAAACCTAGTTAATCGCACCGATGGAAGCGTGAAGGTTGTTCGTGGCTCGACATTTGATAATGCTAAAAACCTAGCCCCTCAAGCCCTTTTAGAGTTACAAGCAAGATACGCCGGAACGCGCATGGGCAGGCAAGAACTTTATGGGGAGTTGCTTAATGAATCAGACTCAGCCCTTTGGACACGCGCTCTCATTGAAGAATCAAGAATCAAGCCCGAAGATGCACCGCCTTATTTCCGCGTGGTTGTAGCGATTGACCCTGCCGTGACGAGTGGTGAGTCAAGTGATGAAACGGGAATCGTAGTCGCCGGTGCTACACCTGACGGGCATTACTACATTTTAGAAGATGCGACTATGCGCGGAACGCCTGAAGCGTGGGCAAGAAAAGCCGTAGAGATGTTTAGGAAGTGGAAGTGCGATCGGGTAATCGGTGAGGCCAATAACGGGGGCGACATGATCGAAGCCCTATTAAGACAAGTCGATGCCTCAATCCCTTATCGGAAAGTAACCGCCACTAGAGGCAAGCGAGTCAGAGCCGAGCCGGTATCCGCACTATCTGAGCAGTTACGACTCCATATGGTCGGCAACAACTTTTCACAACTAGAGGACCAACTCGTTACTTGGGAACCAGATAGTGACAAGTCCCCTGACCGAATGGATGCGATGGTGTGGGCGGTGTCTGACTTAATGGGTGGGTCGTTGGCGATGAGGTCACTCGCTGCGATGGCTGACTTCTGCCCTAGTTGTCGTCTGCCATTAGTGCGCGGAACAAAAGTATGCCCAAGATGTCGAACCGCTATAATCGCCAAAGAGAATTAAGGAGTTTAGATGGGTTCTTACAATCCGACAGTTAATCAGGGCATAGACCTCATCTTTACCACCACGAACACCGATGCTACTGGAACCGCTATTAACATTACGGGCTTCACCGTCAAGATGGCTATTAGTAATCAGGTAACTGGCACAGTTGTATTGACCCTTACCAACGGCTCAGGGATTACCCTTACGACCCCGGCAAGTGGAATCGCTACCTATCAAATTACAGGCGCACAGACAGCCGCTATCCCTGTTGGAACTTATTATTACGGGATCAAGGCAACCTCATCTGGCGGCATTAACTACGACTGGGTAGATGGAACAATTACTATTGCGGCGGCTCGCGTATGACCGTAGATAACATCACAGTCACGACAACTGTTCAAAATGTCACAGTCAGCACCACGACCCCAACGATTACCATCTCATCAGTTGGCGTTCAGGGGCCGCAGGGATTAACCGCTAACTTCTACACCTTCAACCAGTCGACCCCATCTAACACTTGGACGATTACTCATAACCTCAACGGCTATCCTCTTGCTGCGGTATATGACTCAGCAAACAACCAATGTGAAGGCTCTATCAGTTACACTAATGCGAATACAATGGTTATTACATTTACAGCCGCGTTTAGCGGTACGGCTTACATAGTCTAGGAGATAATATGTCACGCAAATTCTTAGTCAATCTTGACCTTAGCCAAAACCAGTTGCTTAATGCGACTGTCCAAAACCTTGCTGCGGCTCCTAGCTCACCCGTTGCTGGACAGATTTACTACAACACGACCTCTAATAATTTTCAGTATTACAACGGTTCTGCGTGGATCGTTCTTACTTCGTTTACTCCTAGCGCGTACACGCTCGACCAGTTCGGCGCACCCGTAGCCGATGTATCGTTTAACTCTCATAAGATTACAAACCTTACTACTCCTACAAATGCCACAGATGCGGCTAACAAAAGTTATGTAGATGGCGTAGCGCAGGGGCTTAATGTTAAGGCTTCAGTTGTCGCTGCCACTACGGTTGCCGGCGGTAACATCACGCTCTCAGGCGCACAGACCATTGATGGCGTTTCTATCGTTGCTGGCAATCGCGTACTTGTTAAGAATCAGACTACCGCTACCCAAAACGGCATCTATGTTGCTTCCGCTAGTGCGTGGGCGCGTTCAGCCGACCAACAAACCCCAACACAGGGCGACTTCACTTTCGTTGAACAGGGGACAGCCAACGGTTCACAGGGCTGGATTCTTGCTTCAGGCTCTACGACATGGACACAATTCTCTGCCGCTGGCGAATACACCGCTGGAACAGGTATCTCGATCTCGGGCAATGTTATTTCGGTGGCTTCGACTACTCCACAAAAGTATTCAGCAACCCTCTCTACCTCATCTACGACTTACACCATCACCCATAACCTCGGAACGCTCGATGTTCAGATTCAGGTTTATGCGGTAGCGGATGGTTCAGAGGTAATGGTAGATAACCTTCGCGCCACTACTAACACCGTAACCCTTAACTTCGCCGTAGCTCCCTCTGCTAACGCTTACCGCGTAGTCGTCATAGGATAGTTTCATGAGCAAACTTGCTCTTGACCCTATTAACCTTCTCCAATCATCAGGTGCGCCGACAAGCCCGACAATTCAAACTGGCGACACTTACTTTGACACGGCCGCTAATGCTGTTTATGTCTATACGGGTTCGGCTTGGATTATCGTAGGCACGGCGGTTAATGATCAAAATAACATTCTCGCATCTCAGATATTTGGATAGGATAAACACATGGCAACCTATAGCAAAGTAGCGTTATCAGCCGCAACCACAGGCGTTCCAATCCCCGTTGTCGCTATCGCCTCAACTGGTACGACTATCCACGCAACAGGCACATCAGCCATTGACGAAGTGTGGCTCTATGCCACCAATACCGATTCAGCGGCTCGCACACTCACTATTCAATTTGGTGGAACTGCAACACTCAACCAGATTCAACAAACTATTCCTGCTAACTCAGGTCTAACTCTTGTAATTCCTGGGCTAATCCTTGCCCCATCAGGTTCGGCATTAACTGTTTATGCTTACGCCTCAGTAGCAAGCGTTGTGAACATCTCAGGCTATGTAAACCGAGTCGCATAATGGCAGAGGGATTCAAGCGCGGAGAAGTTGGCTCACAGGTTAATTCATGGATGCCATCTACTAACACAATTACACCAAGCGGATTTACTTCCTCAATCGCGCCTTATGGGTTGCAACTTCGTCAAACAATCAACGCTGGAACTACCTCAGTCACAATCCCTGCTGGTATCACATTTGTCTATGTAATCGCAGTTGGTGGTGGTGGTGGAGGTTCCTCAGGCTCAGGTGGCGGTGCTGCCAGTGCTGGTGGTGTTGCTTGGGGATGGACTTTAGCAAACTCATCTTGCATAGTTGGAACTGGCGGAGCAAGCAGTGCTGCTGGTGGCTATACAAGATATGGAAATGTAATTGCTGGCGGCGGCAACAGCGGTGGCGGTTCTGGTGTTTTAGGTAGCGGTGGCGGTGGGGGTACTTCTAGTGGCGGTGCTAGCGGAGCAGGTGCAATCAATTACTGGGGAGTACCTGCTGGTGTTGCTGGAACCGCAACTATTGCGGCTGGTGTTGGCTCAGGTGCAGGTGGTGGATACGGTACAAATACTTTAACTATTGCTGGTGCTGGTGGCAACGGTATTTCAGGCGGTGGCGGAGGCGGAATAGGTACTGTAAGCGTTCCGACTACTGCTGGTGCTGGTGGTTCAGGATTAGCGGGTGGTGGTGGTGGTAGGTCAGTAAACGGCACTACAAATACTGGCGGTGCTGGCGGCAACGGAATAAATATTCTTACAGGTGCTATTACCACTGGTGGCGCACAAAACACTGGCAACGGTGGTGGCGGCGGTGGAACTGGCTCATTAACAGTCACAGGTAATGGTGGAAGTGCATCTTCAACAGTTGGTGGGGCTGGTGGACTTGGTGGCGGAGGCGGCGGTGCTGGTACTACTGGCGGCACAGGTGGCAACGGAATCCTTTACCTTTACTACTAGGAGATAAAATGACAACAACTATCTATAACAACTCATCATTTAGCGATTCTCCTTATGGGCTAAAACTTCAACAAACCTTTTCTAGTGCTGGTACTTTTTCAGTAACAATCCCGTCAAACATCTTGCGTGTTTACGCAGTTGTAATCGGTGGTGGTGGAGCAGGAGCAACTGCTACAACTGGCGGTGCTGGTGGTGGTGGAGCAGGTGGGTACTCCGCAGGGTGGACTTACATTTCTAACACAGTAACTGTCGGAGCAGGTGGAGCAGGAACTTCAACTGCTGGTGCTGCGAATAATGGCGGTCAAAGTGTTTATGGAATGGTATTTGCTGGCGGTGGTTCAGGCGCACCTGCAACCGTAACGCAAGGCGGTGCTGGTGGTGGTGCAACAACCCCAAACCAAACAACCGGTGGTACAACTGCTTACACAGGCGCACCTGCTGCTGCTGGTTCAAGCTTAAACGGTTATGCAGGTTCAGGTGGTTCAGGTAATACTCCTGCTGGCGCAGTATCTAGCGGTGGTGGAACTGGCTCAGCAACAGCCACAGGCAATGTGACTGCATTTGCTGGTGGTCGTGGGCTTATCTGTGGCGGCGGTGGAGCAGCAGGAACCGCAGGTGTTGGTACAGGTGGTGCAGGTGGAACTGGCGATTTTTACGCTGGCGGAAATGGCACATCAGGCACAGGAACATCTTTTGGCGGTGGCGGTGGTGGCGCAGGATTTACATCCAAAGGTTCAGATGCTTCTGCTAATAACGGTGGAAATGGCGGCTCTGGCGGAGGTGGTGGAGGCGGTGCTTCTACTAGCGGTACTGCTGGCAATGGTGGTAACGGCGTTGTCTATCTTTATTACTAAGGAGCAATAATGAATTACAGATACGAATACCTTTCAACCTGTTGCAATACAGGCTACATGGAGACACGCAATGAGAATGACCCACAGGTTAATACCGTATGCGTTCAATGTGGGCAGGGTGAGTACGAGCTAGTCAATCAAACTCTTATTTCATAATACCCACTATCATTACACCTAGCCCGAATTACAAGGGGTACAAAAGGAGCATCACTTGGGAATCTTTGACCGTTTAGCCAAAGCAATCGTTGAAGCACAAATTGAAAAAGCACCAAGTAATCTACCTGCAGGATCAGTCGTAATGACTGAGCAAGAGATGAGAGATGCTAATCAGCAAAGCACCTATGGGGCGCAAGTACCTCTTCTGCGTAATCCCCTCATGTCTGGAGTGCCATTTGGCCCCGGTCAGCCGATCATGCCGGGCGCAATCAACCCATTACGCGATGACGGCAGAGCAGACCCACGCCGCTATGAATACCAAGTCGCTCAAAACCTTAATATCGGGACAGAGCAGAAACTCGTTCAGTTTAAAACACTTCGCGGAGCAGCTGAGCAGATCGACATTGTTCGCCGTTGTATCGAAGTTCTCAAGGCAAAGATTTCAGGTTTAGATTGGGACATCGTTATCGCTGATGATGCTTCAGAAAAGATTATTGCTGAGATAGGTGGCGATCATGTTCGCGCCATGTCACTAGCTCGTCAAAAGTTCTCAGATGAGATTTATCGCATTAGAACATTCTGGGAGAATCCCGACAAAGCCAACGGACTGACCTTTATTGACTGGATGATGATGTCGCTAGAGGAAATCCTTGTACTAGATGCGTGGGCTATCTGGCCTCAAAAAACTGTTGGTGGGGATTTATACGGCTTTCAGATTTTAGACGGCTCGACTATTAAGCCAATGCTTGATGATCGCGGTATGCGCCCAATGGCTCCACAGGCTGCCTATCAGCAGATTCTCTATGGCTTCCCTCGCTCTGAGTTCATGGCTAACTCTGACGATGTTAAGGCAGATGGCGAGTTCTCATCAGATGATCTTTCTTACTTCATCCGCAACCGCCGCGCTAACTCTGTCTATGGCTCATCTCCAGTAGAGCGTTGCCTACCCTTAGCTGATCTTTACTTACGCCGCCAGCAATGGTTACGCGCTGAATACACCGATGGCGTTACCCCTGAGATGATGCTTACCTCAGATGCCGACTTCGGTAATGACCCTCTTGTAATGAAGCAGTATGAAAACATTATTAACGACAATTTGGCAGGGCAGACAGAGCAACGCAAACGCGCTCTTATCTTGCCTTCCGGTCTAAAGCCAGAGTTCTATGAGGGCTACGGCGAGAAGTTCAAAGCCGCGCTAGATGAATACCTCATCACCTCAATCACAGGTCACTTTGGCGTTCTACCTACTGAGATCGGGTTCTCCCAAAAGGGTGGACTCGGCGCATCAGGTCATCAAGCAGGAGAGGCAGAGGCCGCGCAGTCAATCGGCGTTGCCCCACTGGCTCAATGGATTTCTAAGATGCTCACCAACATCTCTTATACCTATTTAGGTATGCCACGCGAGCTAGAGTTCAAATTCATGGTTTCTGAAATCCGTGACGATGAGGAAATGGCTAAGAAGTCAGACCTTGAATTACGCGGTGGCACAAAGACAATCAACGAACGCCGTTCAGAGTTGGGCTTGCCTCTCCTAGATACTCCAGCCGCCGATCAGCCAATCCTTGTCGC